GTGAGGTTGTTATTCGAAAATACCTCACCTTTCATGAAAGTAGGGCAATTGATAATTGCTCCGGCCTTCAATCTGAAATTTAATTTTTCTGCCATTTTTCCGTTTTTATTTAGATAATACACAATTTCTACGAGTGCATCATGGTAGCACTGCTGGCACGATGTCGGGACAAACGACCTACCTGTGACCTCGTAGTACAGTTCTTCGATAGTCTCTTTATCAGAAGAACCGAAGGGCGCGTCAAAACGTCCCTTCAAGTCCTCAATGATTTTTCGTGCCTCTTCTATTTTCATTACCCCGCACTTCCTAACAAACTCTGAAACTGTGTTTCAGTAGTCTTTGTGTCTGTATTGAAATAGAATAGTGCAGATTTCGGCACGCTTGTTTCCTGCAGGGTAACCAGCCAGCCTCCGTCCGTGTCTTCGCTGTACTTCTCATTATCAATAGCACTTGCACGCAAGCCCTGATAATAGCCGTACACCTGATATTCAGCTTTTCCCGAAGCGCCCTTGTGGACATTCTTCAAGATAAGCACGAACGTTCCATTTGCAAGTCCGTCGATGATGTCACGTGCCACCTCTGGGCCATTGTCAAGCACGGCAATTGGAACCTCATTCGTGAACGTATTTCTGTACGTTCCGGTAACAAGGCTCGTCTTTGCTCCACTGAAAGGAGTAGCCCCCTGTTGTACAACAGGGTAGCCCTTTTTCCCGCTCTTCAACATCAACGTCTTAAGAACGTTCTTGTTATCGTTGTCAAAAACGCTCTTTGAAAAGTCAATATCTCCGCGATTAACGATGATACCGTCAGCCTCAAAGCCTTTGACAATAGGGTTTTCGCAGTCTACTGCAATACCCTTGCTGATAATACTATCACATATTCCTGCCATAATTCAGTCCTCCCGATTAGTATGCAGCTTGGAACATATCGTCCTCCAAAATCTGTGTGCCGATACGACCGGTAGAGTAGATGTAGTTTCTACGCTCCTTCTTATCGAACCAGATATCGAGGTCTGAAATCAGTCCGTCGGCATCAGTGCCAACCTGCAATTGATTGATATTAGCGTACACCGCACGGTACGGCTTGTTCAGCTTCGTGCCGGTATTCTCATATGCCGCAATCATGCGGTCCCAAATGGACACACGTGCCAGCGTTACGCCGTTGTAGGTAGCAACATCAAGACCGTCGAAAATCGTCTCCCACGGCATAATCTGCGTATAGCATTTCTTGATGTCATACGTCAGTGCATCTGCCAACCCCTTTGTAAGCAAGATAACCGCACCACTATCAGCAGATATACGGCTGTCAGCGTCCATTAAAAGGCTGTCAAGAATGCCCGTAGCTACGCCCTTGCCCAAGATAGCTTTCTTCTGTTCTGCAAAAGATGCCTTCGTGTTCGCTTCGATAGCTGTAAGCTGGTTTGACTTACTTGTACACTGCGCGAAAATGCGCTTAAACAGACCGTCACACGTTGTGAAAAGTTCTGTCTTAGTGCCCGTGGTAAGAGCGCCACCTCCTGCTACGTCTTTTGCGCCCGTGTCACCGAACCAGCCAAAACGCCAAATCATTCGCTTCATCTGACGCTCCAGAGCGGGGCGGATGATGTAGGTCATGAACTCCGTGCTCGTCAAGTCGCCAATCTGCGTACCTGTCTTCAAAGTGTACTCGGCAATAGTGCCCTTCAAGCTCTCATAGCAAATCTTAATAGGAATTTGCCAATCGCCAAGCTCCCAACGTTTCTGTGAGTTTGCGATACCAACCTCCTGATACGTCGGGTCACAACCACTTCCCTTGATACCCACATCGTCCATGTCGCCAAAAAAGGCTACGGGGTCTCCGTTTTTGACCTTTTTCAGCGCAGTGAAACGCTGGAAATCCTCATCTTGGTCAATGCTCAAAGGGATAACCTCTTTGAGATCCGTTACGTCTTTCGGGTTGACGCTAATGTTTTCAAAAAACTTTGTCATTTCTCTTCTTTTTTACTTCTTGTTAAACGTTCCTTTCCTGCGGGCTTCAATCTCCTGTCTCATCGGAGACTTCTCGCCCTTATCTCCTGCTTTTGCTGCTGCATTTCCACCTTCCTGCTTGCGCGGTTCTGGTTTGTAGCTGCTCGAAATCTTTGCCAAAGCCTTTTCGCCTCCGGCAATCTTGACAGCATTCAAAATGCGCAAATCGTCCTTTGTCTTTGCGTTTGCCTCCGCAGTAGCTTTCGCCTGCTCCAACTCCTCGACTTGCTTCTTCAGCTCCTCGATTTCAGCTTCGAGTTCCGCAATGCGGTCGTCTTCACCTTCGCCTTCACCTTCACTGCCATTGCTGTCAGTCTTGATGTCAGTGATAACACCGTCTTTCACCACGATTGTCTTGCCGTCAGGCATTACAAACTCACCGTCAGGACTTGCATTATCACCGACCTGCGGTTCTCCTTCCTCTCTCTCCACGGTGAGCGTCTGGCCGTCACTCGTAGACAAATCCATACCCTTTGCCAGCTCGTCGATAGTCTTCAACCCCAACTTCGCCAGTGCACGGTCAAGCAGAGACGCTTTAATCTCCACCTTGTCATCATTCTTTCCTTTTGCCATTTGTTTATGATTTTTATTATTAAACATTGCACCCTGCTTCTTGGCTGAAGCTGGGGCGATAATTTCTCCAATCAAACCTAATTCCATGGCCCTATCAACTCCGATATACTTATCTTCATTCATCAGGGCTTGCATTTCCTCTCGGTCACATTCGCACCGCTCAACATACAAATCGAGCATCTTCGTTTGTTGTTCTCTCAAGTCATTTGCTGCTTTCTCTAAATCATCTGCAGTCGCGGTGTAGTCTAAAGCCCAAGACGGTATCCACGGGTTATGCACACATAACTGGGCACTCTTGTAGGCTCTACGTCTCGCTTTCGGTGCAGCCATTAAGATGACCGTTGCCATTGACGCAGCGTTACCTTCTACGGTACACGTTATCTCCTTGCCCGTAGCACGCAGTCTGTCATAGATTGCCCACCCCTCTACACACGAGCCACCGTCACAGTGCAACCGAACCTCTATATTCTTGTCGTCCGCCGGTATGCTCTCGCAGAACTCATCTACATCTTTGAAACAAACGCCCTCCGCTTCGCCAAAGAATTTAGCGAACTTCTTGTCGTTCTCTGTTTGAATGTCATTATAAATTTTAAGTATAGCCATAAAGAATATTAATATAACTGTACGCAAAGATACTTTATAAAAATAAAGAAAATGTTTATTTTTCAAATTCCACACTCTCATGTCGTGCGAGCACAAAAAAATAAGGTGCTCTATCTTCACAGACAGAACACCCCTTGCAAACTAATTTACACGTATGAACTTAACGAATATCTTGTTCCATTCTCTTAACTACCCTATAGACCGTTGCAACGCTACAATCGTATTGCTGACTTAAATAATAGGCTATATAACCAATTTTATGCCCCTCACCTTTAAGCCTTGTGTACTCACCGTACAAATCAATATATTTCACATCTTTTGCATCGATGCTGTTCTTTTCAAGCATCGCAAGCAAGCTCGCCGAAGCCTTTAATAATTCATATTGTGTCATAATCTCTTATCTCGTATTAACCAATCGTTGCCATGTGTTCAATCGTCTCAACCCGTCCGCTCGTCTTGTTTATCTCCTCAACACTCACCACCGGTCTTGGTGCTGCTGCCATGCCACGAGCCACAGCACGAGCCAAGAACTCTTCGCCTATCTGCTGTCCACCTCCATTCGGGGAGCTGACAATAGGCACACCACCTCCGATTTGGTTGAATGCACTTAGGGCCGGGGCAAACATTCTCGTAGCTGAAGCTGTCAGTACACTTTCACCATTCGAAAGCTGCGCCGGTACGCTGTCGCTCGTGTCACTTCCGGGGCCGGTCACCAAACCACCAGAAGCAAACTTTGCAGACTTCACCGTCTTTACAGCCGTCGCAATATTTCCCAATATAGTTGCCACTGTAGTTGCAATCGCTACAAGGTTGCCGGGATATGGTACGCTTTGTGCTTGCTTTATACCGTTCGCAAGTGCAACACCCGTACTTACTGTTATCTCTGCCAGCGCAAGTGCCTTTGACGCCATAGCAAGGGTTCTGTTCTTCTGCCCGAACGCTTCTGCAATAGATTGTGCCCCTTGAATAAGACTATCCGTCGCCTCATATTCTGCCCTTTCTATCTCTATTCTTTTCTCGCTTATAGCTTGTTTAGATTGCATATAATCTTTCTCCAGCTGCAATTTTCGAAGATTGAACTCTTCTATCGTCTCTCCCTCCTTTCTCTGTGCCGACTCCAACAGTGACTGTCTTTCTTCCATCTGCAAACGTAGCACTTCCAAGCTGTTATCATCACCGCCCTGTATCTGTGCTTCCAATATCTTAGCCTTATAACGCTCTTCTATAGCTTTCTTCTGCTCATCAAGCACGTGGTTATGGTATTCCTTTTGCGCGTCTTCTTCCTGCTTATAATATTTCAAGTTGATAGAAGCAAGCAGCTTTGTCTTTTCATCTTCATTCATTACCTGCTTGTTGGCCGCTTCGATTTCCAGCTGATAAGCGTCATTGATAGCCTTTATTTTAAGGTTATACTCCTCTTTGCTTCCTTTCTCCACGGTTGCAAGCATATTCTGAATATACGTCTGTTCACGCTTTATGCGCTCTTCCCTTGCCGTATTATCGAATTCCGACAACTTCTTTTGCTTTACTCTCTTCAGCAAGACGATCTGTGCACTCAAAGCCTTTTTCGCATTAACGGTCAGTCCCTTTTCAGTCTCTAACCGCCTCTTTATATCTTCAATCTGACGATTGTAAGCGGTCTCTATCTGCTTTCTACGCTCTTCTTCCGTCTGTTCAACAAGCTGTGTAAGCAAATCCTCTGCCTTTCGTATAGCTTCAGCCTCTTTCTTTGCCATTTCTTCAGCAGATACCTTATTTTTGTCTTTTTTGCCGTTCTTCTTCTTCTTTTTGTTTTTACCTGTATTTCCTTTACCGTTTCTATCTGTCTCGTCAGTGCCCGTTATTTCAGTATCTCCGACAATATACGCAGGCACCTCGATATGATTAACCTTCTTGTTCTTGATAACCTCGTTAATAGCGTCTATTCCATTCTTGATAGCATCTTTTCCAAAGCTCTTGACGTCATTCAACCCCTCTTTGAACGTTGCCACATAACCGTTTGTAATCGTATTGAAGCCTTTCTTGATTTTATCAAAAGACAACGTCACAATACCCTCTACAATC